GTCGAATTTAGTTTTCAGCTATCTAATACAATTCATCCATAGCCCAAATTAGAAAGAAATCCTGCGTGGCGACGTCTTCTGAGAAGAGTTGCTCTTAGGGACACGCGGATGTCTTTAGGGTCTATGCAGAGATAACCAGTTGTTAGAGGTCGAACTGCTGGCGAAACTGTCGGTCGTACAAGTCAAACTCTGAAGGCAAAGGGGCTAGCCCAGCTTCGTTCAGAGCTCGATTAAGTTTCGCGAGAAATGAACTGTAAAATTCGCGCCCGTGCGCATGACATTCGATCATGGCAGCTTCAAGCTGAGTGCGGAATTGTACGGTTGGGTCCGGACACTTTCGGTACCAGTTGGTCAGTTCCTGCAAAGTGTTCGGGTCGATTGGAGCAGTGTAAATCGGATAGCGAGTGTTTTCCAATTGTCGAAATTTACGTTTTAGATATTGAATTTTAGAAAGAGGAAGGATTTCAAAAGCATTGGATTTAGTAGCAGAAGTCATAGTAATATGATGAGAAGAAAGAAAAGAAGCAACATTATCACCATTATAGTACTTGATCACGTCTTCAGTTGTACTGACGAAGAAATCATCACCATAAATGGCAAGAAAGATTTGCTTTTTGAAAAGAGAGTAAGAATAGGAAAGATGAAAGTGTGAAAAGATATCAATATAAGCGAGAGCGAGATATTGAAAGTTGACCATCGTGTTCAAGACCACGGTTAGAGGGTTTCCAGAGGGATTACCTTGTACCTTGGAATGGAGCAGGCGGCCAAGAAGTTGTGTAGTATGAGTGAAGGAAGCGAGAAGAGCATCAAGACATAAGCGATGTTGTGCTTTGTTAAGAATAATTTCGCGCCCATCAGAAAAGAAGATAGAATAGGAGGAAGAAAAGCGGAAAGTCCAATCATTAATAGCGTCCATAGCATTAGACATAAGGTCGGGATCCAGTATTCCATCGAAAGCCGAGTAATCACCATCAAAACAATAACCACCGTGGGACCGGGCGCGTTGGTAGAGCGCAGTCCAGTCAGTACCAAGAGGATTTATTCCAACATTCGAAAACGTGGTATCAAAACTCCGGTAGAGTCCAGCTGTGAAGTGCATCGTCAAGAACCGAGTGATGATGGTGCAATCAAGTGGAGCGGCAGTTATGAGTCGGGTTTTTACAGCAGCAATCTTAGCAAGAGGTCTTCGTTCATCCTTCAGAACATGCGGCCAGATCCAATTCGGTGCAGTGCCTTTGATCATCTCAGAGAGAGTTTCATAGACACTATCCCGAATATCGTTTCTGATCATTCGTTCTGTAGGATTCCCTACAAAGAATTCGTGCTTACCACCAGTCGAGTGCAGCTTGAAAGGCCATCCGGGAGAGGTGTTAAGCTCGATTCCCTTGTAGTGGGGGCGTCCAGGAATTCCATTTACAACAACGAGTTCTTCAATAAAGTGAGACGGAACATCAGTTGTTATATTCGAGATTACATCAG